GAAAATGAAAAATAACCCTTATTTTAAAGAAAGCGAATTTAAATGTAAATGCGGCAAATGTGAATTACCGCAAAATGTACCAAGTGATGAGCTTATAGACATTCTTTGTGAAATCAGAGAACATTACAATGCTCCTATTATTATAAATAGTGGATATCGCTGCAAAGAGCATAATGCAGAGATTGGTGGAGCCCCTAAAAGCCAACACACTATAGGAAGTGCAGCGGACTTTGTGGTTAAAGGAGTTAAAACAGAAGAAGTTCATCAATATGTTTTAAACACCTATGGCGAAAGAGGTTTAGGGATTGCCATAAAGCATAATTTTAATGATCCTTATGCTGGGTTTGTGCATTTAGACACTAGAGGCAAAAAAGCAAGATGGACTTATCCATAAGGAAAAGATTGTGTTTAGTTTTATTTTATCAAGGTTTTTAAGTCCTTCAAAAATAGCTTTTTTTGTTCTAATTGCTCTTTGTGGTTTTTTATATTTAAAAAACAATGCTTTAGCTTTAGAAAATGAAAATCTAAAACTTAAAGCTTTGCATTTTAGCAATGAAATCAATGTTTTTAAAGATAAATTAGCCCAGCAAAATAAAGCTATTGATAAATTAAAACTTGATTTAAAGCCCAAAGAGACTTTAAAAGAAGTTTTAAAAGTGGATAAGGTTTTTATTAAAGATAAAAGCTGCCAGAGTGAACTTAAAGCTTATAAAGAATTATTTAATATTTTAGGAGCAAAAAAGTGAATGATAAAATGAGAATTTTCCTATTAATTATACCTTTTGTTTTTTTAAGCGCTTGTGCTTCTAAAGATATTTTGATTAAAACTGAAATCAAAGAAGTTAAAGTTCCTATTAAATGCCCTTTAAAACTTCCTTTAAAGCCTTTAGACAAACAAGACTTAGAAAGTGCTAAAGAAATCTCTAAGTATTACTTAGAAGTTGAAAATATAGCCAAGCTTTGCACAGGAGAGAAAGATGAAAGAAAATAATAAAATGATAAATCAAAAAAGCATTGCAAAAGATCTTCTTATAGCTCTTTTATTTTCAAGCTTTGCTTTAGCTTTATTGTATGTATTTGAAATTTTTACAAGGAACTAGCAATGAAATTAGAAGATATATTTGTATATATGGTTTTAATGATAGTAAGCTTTATAGCTGGACTTGTAGGAATTGTAACAAAAAATAAATTAAGCAAAGCTCTTAATTTAAAAGGTAAATTTACACTCTTTTTAAAAGGTATGCTAGGTTCTATGTTTGTAGCATATCTAGTTTTTGAAATTGTAAATTATCTTAATTTTGGCATAAAGCTTAGCGTTGCAGTGGGTGGTTTTGCAGCTTATATGGGGACAGATGCATTGCTTAAAATTGAGCAACTTGTAGAAAAGCTTATAAATAAAAAATTAGATAAATTGTAAGGCTTTATATTGACCCTTGTATTTTAAAAGGTTTTAAACGCAATTTAAAGCTTTTTAAAACTATATTTGAAAATAAAAAGAAAGCAAAAATGGATAAGTTAGAAATAAATGAAATTAAATCAAGGCTAAAGGCTTTAAAATTTAATCATAAAGAAGATAAAAATTTAAGAAGAGATAGGATTTTAAAACAAGGCTTTAAGGCTTTTGTTTTTGAATATTTTCCTCATCATATCAATTTTATCAAAAAAGAAAGCTCTAATTTTAGAAATTTTATCTATGATAATATTGATGAATTAGAAAAGAAAAATAATCATCTTTGTTTTAAAGCTTATCGTGGAAGTGCTAAAACAACGCTTTTAGTAAGACTTTTTACTCTTTACTCGCTTTTAAGTAATAAAAAGCAATATGCTTTAATTATATCTTCTACTTTAGACATTGCAAGTGAAAGTATAGCAAGTTTAAAAACAGAGCTTGAAGAAAATGCTAAATTAATTAATGATTTTGAAATAAAACTAGGCGATGAATGGACTAGTGAAGCCATAGTTTTTACAAGTTTTAAAATACATAAAAAAATTAAAGCTTTTGGTAGTGGTAAAAAGATAAGAGGAACGAATTATCTTGGCAAAAGACCTGATTTAATTATCTGTGATGATATAGAAAATGATGAAAATGTAGAAAGTAAAACGCAAAGGGATAAACTTTATAAATGGTTTAATAAAGCCATTTTAAAGTTAGTCGCAAGAACACAAGAAAATTATTTATACTTAGTCGTTGGAACTATTTTACATCAAGATAGTCTTTTAAATCGTTTAAATGATGATAAACGCTTTTTAATTTATGATTTTCCGCTTGTGCTAAGCTTTCCTGACAAACTTGATTTAATCGATAAAAACAATATTTTAAAAAGCGATTTAAAGGGTTTTAAATTAGATGATGAAAATTTAAACAAAATAGAAATTTTAAAAGAATATTTTGCTGATACTCAAAGTTTTTTTAGCGAATATCAAAACAAAGCATTAAGTACTGAAAATGCTATTTTTAGCGAGTATAAAATCATAGAAAAAGAACAAGATTTTGACCTTGTGGTTTTAGGGATTGACCCTGCACTTGGTAAGGCAAAAGGCGATTATTTTGCCATTGCTGAGCTTAAAAAAGTAGATAAAAATAAATTTCATTTAAAAGCAAGTGGCTATAAAATATCTCCTAGCAAGATGATAGATGTGATATTAAAGCTTTATATCAAATACTTAAGCTTAGGAAAAATAGTAAAAATAGCCATTGAAACAATAGCCTTTCAAGAGTTTTTCAAAGATAAGCTCAAAGAAGAGGCTTTAAAACTGGGAATTATTCTAAGTATTTGTGAGCTTAAAAATAAAGTCGCAAAAGAACTTCGCATCGATAGCTTAGCACCTTACATTAACGACGGCACGATTTTAATAGACAATAACTCAAATTTACTTATCGAAGAAATGCTAACCTATCCAAAAGCAGCACATGATGACTTGCTTGATGCAAGTGAGATGGCTTTTAGAATCGCTTGTAGTGCAGCAAATGCAGATTATAAAGCAATCAATAGAATACTTAGCAAAAGAAAGATTAAAAAAGGATTTTTATGAGAATATTAAATAAAACAGCAAGAAAAAGCGTAGCAAGTAGTGTTGATTTTGATAGTATAATCGCTGCTTTAAATAGTGAGAATTTTAGTGAACTTATAAGTATTTATGATTATTTTAAACGCTTTGATCCACAAATTGCCTCTGAAGTAATGAAAAGGCGTTTTAAAATGTGTTCTTTTCCTATGTTTATTACTTGTAAAGATGAGACTCAAAGAATATTTTTACAAAATTATATATCAAAAAGTGATTTTAGGAAATTCGTCTTTGAAATGAGTGCTGCAGTAGTTTATGGTTTTGCTGCTTTTTTACTTGAATGGAAGGTAAAAGATTTAAATGTTTTTCCAAAACTAAAATACATAAGTCCGAGATTTTTTTCGATGGATGATAAAGAAAGGCTATTTATTTATAGCGAAAGTAAAAAACTTTTTGTGGATGAGTGTGATGATATATTTTTACACTTACATCCAAGCGATTCAGGTTCATTCATAGAACAATCCCTTTTTTATAATGTTGTAAGCATTGCAGTTTTAAAGCAACTTGCTATGAGTAAAAACATTTCTTATCTTGATAATTTAAGTGTGCCACCTATCATTGCAAAAACAACCAATGCAAACAGCGATAAAGAAATAGAAGAACTTTTAATGCAACTTAGCAATTTAAGAAGTGCAAGTGTGGGAATTTTTAACAAAGATGACATGGTCGAGCTTTTAAACTCAGGGCTTTCTACTTCTACTTTTACAGATTTTTTAAGGTATTGTGATGAAGCTATTTCAAAATTAATCAGCGGACAAGTTTTAGCAGGAAATGCAGTGCAAAATGGTACTCAAGCCTTAGGTAATGTACACGAAGAAGTGCGTCTTAATGTGGGTGAAATGGATACACTTTTTTTAAGCAAAAGCATACAAAAATTATTAGAGCAGATTTTAAAACTTAATTTTGCAAAGCCAGCTGAGTTTGAGTTTGTTTTTGATACAAACAAAGAAGTCGATGAGCAATACTTAGCAGGAGTTTATAGCACTATTTCTAGTATGGGTTATGAGATACCTGCTGAGTTTTTAGCAAAAACTTTTAGAATTGAAGGTTTAAAGAAAAAAGAAGTAAGCACTGAAAATTACGCATTTAACTCTTTAGTGTTAGAAAAAAATAATCGTCTTAGCAAGGATAAAATAGAATTAAACTCAAGTGCAGAAGATGAGATAAGTGATGAAATTTATGAAAAAATCAAAGCCTTTTGGGAAGAATGTCAAAGCTATGAAGAATTAGAAGAAAGAATTTTTAAAGAATACCCAAATATCAGTTTTGAAAAATTAAAAGAAAGTCTGGATAAAAAAATCGCTCTCGCTTCCATGCAAGCTCTTTTGGATACTGGAAATGAGTAATATTTTTAACAAAAGCGTAGATGAAGCTTATAGCTATTTAGAAAATAAAGGCTTAAAAATAAGCTTTAAATATCACGAAATTAAAAAACAAGCACACGATCGCGCTTTTAGTGCAGCAGGCATTATGAAAACAGATGTATTAAATGATTTGCACGAAGAATTAAAAAAAGCTATGAAAGAAGGAAGAAATTTTAATGAGTTTAAAAACAATTTAAAAGAGCTTTTAACAAGTAAAGGTTGGTATGGTAAAAAAGAAATAACAAACCCAAAAACAGGAGAAAAACGCACTATAAATATCAATGCAAATCGCTTAAAAACAATTTATCATACCAATATGCAAAGTGCTTACGCAAAAGCAAGAGCAAAGCAACTTAGCACTTATACTTATAAAACTTACTGGGTATATAAATGTGCACTTTTAGAAGATTCAAGAAGTGAGCATAAAAAAATGCACAATTGTGCCATACACAGAGATGATCCTTTTTGGAAAACTTCCTTTCCGCCTAATGATTATAATTGTAAATGTAAAGTCATAGCAGTAAGCGAAAAAGAAGCAAGGGCTAAATATAAAATTTTAGAAAATCCAAAAAGTATTGCTTCTAAAAACTTTGCTTATGATAAAAGAGAGAATTCACAGATGCCAAAAGAAACGAGAATAAGCCTAGATGAAAGCTTAGAGAATTTACCAAAGGTACATAATTATGAAAATTTAAGTGATAAAGAATTAATGGACAAAGTCTATGAAAGCTTTGATGTGAAAAAAGAAGATTTACTCGTTGATAAAATAGGAGATGTAATAAGCTTAGATGATGATTTTTTCTATGATAAGAAAAAACAAATTTCTAAGATAAAAAAGAATAATCGCCACTTTTATATCGACTATCTGCCAAAGCTTGTAAAAGATCCTGATGAGATTAGATTAAGCATGGATACTGACCCTTACTACAAAGGCTTTACCAAAAAAACTTATATTAAATACTTTTATGATAATGGAGTAAAAGCTCTTGTAATGGTATTAAATCAAAGAGGCAATCAAATCAATAATAAAACTATGTTTTTAAGCGAGAACGATAAGTATTTTAAAGAAGTATTAAATCAAGGAAAAATTGTTTATAAAAAATAATAAATTTGCAAAAAAGAAGGTGGCTAAACTCTTATAGCCAATGACCCACTGCCACATCGTGATGATACTATAAGAGCATAACAACTTATTTGCTAAAATAATTATATAAGATTTTAAGTAATTTTGCAAGTTTTACATTTTAGCTATAATTTTTTCTTTCATTGTTTTAAATTCTTCTTCAGTAATAATACCTTTATCTTTAAGATTTGATATTCTCTCTAATTCTACGGTTAAATCACTATTAGTGGTAGATATATGATTATTTGCATCAGTATTTTGAGTACACTCTCTAACAAATTCAGCCATTTCTTTGGTTTCGTTTTTTTCCATATTTTTAATTTTAGCCTTATTACCCGAAGCATAAATAACTATCTCGCCAAACATCAAGCCTGTACTATATTCAATAGATGAAATTTTATCATAAAGAAAAGTTTCCACCTTTAAGCTAAATATTCCCTTGTCAATAAAAATCAATCTTTTATCAGTAGCTACTAGCAGTCCTGTAGCAAGATTATAAGTGCCTTGTGCTGCTTTTTTTACCTTCTCATTCTCCCATAAAATATCTGGTAAAGCTTTAATTTCTTTTCTTGAGAAAATATTTTTAGCATTTGAAAAATCAGAAATTTGACTTTGTATTTCCTCTAAACTAGGCATTTATACTCCTTTAATAAAATGCCATAGTCTATTGAAGTTTATTTTAAAGTCTGCTTAAACAAAGTCCAAAGCATATCCTTAGTTTCTTCTTCCATTGCTCTGGCTACTCTTTTGTTTATATTTAAATTTTCATCGATGGGTAAAAAAGGTCTTGCTATTACATTTTTAGAGCCAAATTGATGCACTCTGGCATACGCAAAGCCTTTATAGTTGGCATTAAGTGCTACAAAAGCTCTATCATTTTCCACTCCACTATGTAAAGAGCTTTGCATAGAGCCTGTTGCAAAAAGCTTTTTAGTATGCATGATCTTTTGTGCTTTTCTTGAATTTAATGTACTTTGCTTTAAAGGTGCCCATTTTTTAGCATTAGAGTCTTGTTCTTTTTCTAGATTTTCTTTGCTTTCTTTATAAAGTGCTTCAGCAATTATTTCTTTTAAAATAATCTGCTTTTGTTCGTTTTCTAGATTTTCACATTTTTTTAAAAAATTCTCAAGACCCTTTAATTCAAAGCGCTTCATCAAAAAGTCCTTTTTGAGTTTCTTTTATATAGTATTTTGCCCAATTATCTACTTTGATAAGTTCAATAGACATAAAAGTGTATCCGCACTTAAGACATCTTCTAAATCTTTCATTGGTATCTGATTTTATAGTTTTTAAGACTTTAGTTTTTTCATTTGCACATCTAGGGCAGATCAAAATAAATCCTTTAAAAAAGCTTTTAAAGGATTATATCTATTTTTAATTATTTTTTTTAGTTTTAGCAATCTTTTCTAAAACTACAAGCATTATAGTGCAGTCTTTTTTGCTAAGAGTTTCAAGAGAGTATATATCTTTTTTTAAAGTTTTTTTACAAAGTTTGTAAAAACTAAAAATAGGCATTTTTGTTTGTTTTAATAAAGCTTTTAAATAAAAAAATTGTTTATTAGAACTAGCTTTTTTAAGCATTAATCTACCCTTAAAATCAGGTACGAAGTTTATATCATCTTTAATTTTACCATCAAAAATATCAAGCAAGATTTTAAGCTCATCTATGCTTAAATCTTTTGAGCTTAAAACCTCAAATCTTAAAGCTAAAAAATCTTGCCAAGCATTATTTTCTTTATAATATAAATACTCTTTGTGCATGTGTATTTTAGCTAGAAGTTGTTTTCTAAGCATTGCTTGTTTAGGACTCATAGCAAACCTCTTATATAGAGTTCTTTTTTTAAAAAGCTTCTACTAAGCCCACTTACACGAGAGAGCTTGGCTATATTTACTTTGCCATTTTTGTGTTTATAAAAGCCATTTTCATCATTTAAAACATCTTTTAAAAGTGTTTTAAAAGCCCTTAAAGCACCATTTCTTTTACTCATCTTTTCTTTCCTTGCTAAATAAAACTTAATCAAACCCACTAATTAGTGAGTTTTGTTAAATTTTTGGCTTTTTTTAACATATTTCATTTTTATGTTAAAATTTTTAATATTTTTTAACATTTCAAAAGTTCAGGATTATCGTGGATATTGCCGATGATTTCGGTATCATATCCTTCATCTTTAACTAAATAAATTAAAGAGCCTATGTAATCTCTACTTTTACTCTCAAGATAAAAAGTCCCTTCTTTATGAATGCCAACTTTTGCCAAAAAGCAATCGTATGGACTTTTAGTTTTAACGATATCCCCTTCATAAATCTTTTTGCCATGTTTATCATATAAACCAGTCCAAAGTTCGATTTCGATATCATCATACCAACTTTCAAGAAACTCGTGTTCTCTATCTTCATAAACAAGCAATACACCTGCTTTTATTTCTCCGGGATTATGATTAAACTCAACAAGGCATGGATTGTTTGTTATGTAATGTTTTTCTTGTATATTCCAAATCCTAAAATCAAAATCTTGTAGTTTCATTTGTTATCTCCATTTATGCTTTTTATAGTTTTTTGCCATTCCTCATCGCTTTTAAACTCATTATTAAGTTCTTTAAAAAGTTTAAGTGCTTCATCATTAGACAAATTAGAAAGAATAGTTCTTATTCTTTCTAATGGCTTGATATCCTTATGGATAATTCCAAAGAATTCCTCTTGCTCTTTTGTGCTTAAATCTTCAAAAAGTTTAGCCAAATCATGAGCGTAAAAATCTTCTAAATCACTCGCATCTATGCTTACATTGACATACATTTTTTATCCTTTTGTTTTAAATTAAGTTTTAAAAACTTAATCAAATCCGCCTTAGCGGACTTGTTAAATTCTTAATTTTGAATTTCTAAGCTTTCAATCTTTGGCTCTATTCTAAAATTATCCTTTACAACTCTTTTAAGTCCAAGCTTTACTAAAGTAGTATCATCAAGCTCTACAATGGCATCTTTATTAAGTTCTTCTTTGTAAATGATGCATTCATTAAGGTTGTAACTTTTAAAGGCTTTGATTAAGTTTTCTAGCTTTTCTTTCACACGTGGTAAAGATACACTTTTACTTAAGCGATAGCCAATCTTGCCAAAGGTAAATTCTTTAGATCTTTTTTCGGCAAATTCATGCTTGTTATTTTCACAAAAAGTAGTGATACATTGCTCTATGTATCCAAGCTCATCACTTAAAACCTTAATCTCTCCTGCACGAGCTTCTTTAATCTCATT